ATTTGTTATTTTTTAATCTATAGTTCTCTTTATGTTTTGATTTTCTTTATGCCTTGTGATATTTTTTCCGGATTCTGTGTCTAAGTCTGATTCCTTTGTTACTATCTTGCAGGCGTAAACGCTGTACCGAGACCCTGAAGGATGATGACGTGGTAGTAAAGATTCGCGCCGAAGATGTTGTCGACCACACCATAACGTGTAAGAAGACCGACTCTTGGTGAGAAATCGTTAGGACCGATGGTACGCTGAACCATTACAGGGATGTAAGGACAGTAGATGATACCGGTGTCATAGAACTCAGGCCCCTTGTAACCAAGGAGGGCGTACTCAAGGCGTGATGTGCGAGTGCTGTACTGGCCGTTAATGTTGTTGGTCGGGAATGCACCTGAACCACCAAAATTACCACCTGCATTAGCTTCGAACTGAGCCTCTGTACGTGTGTCACGATAAACGTTAAAACGACCGGCAAGCGATCCAACTTTAGCAACTCCGACTGGTTGGGTGTTAACTGAACCCTGTACTGGTACCCACTGGAACTCAGGAAGCATCTCAAGGATTGCGCACACGCGAGGTGTTGCAACGATGAAATTAGCTGAGCCACGGCGGTTACGTACAGCAATACGATTAGCCTCAACGATCAGTCTCTGGTAGAAGTCACGATTACGCTCAACCAACCAGCGACCATCGGCTGAAGCAGGTGACCAGACTGAGAACCCAACGCCGTAACCGGCATTGAGGGCTGTCTGAATCATTCTGATGATCATTTCACGGTCGATTTCGGCCTGAAGCTCATACGACATAGCGTTTGTGAGCTCAGTATCGATATCGATACCATTCATGTTCTTAAGATCCTGTTCAAGCTCAACGGACCAGCGAGCTGCGAGACGGCGTGTGCCGGCTTCAACTGCTGTCTTCTCGAAGCTAACCACGATCTGTGGGATGTTACTGCTTAACTCAAACTGGCTGAGTAATGCTGCAACGCCCTGATCCTGAGGAGCGATTGGGAAGTAGCTGTTACCACCGAGAGCATTACTGCTCGCGCCGGTAAAGGCTGTATTGAGGTACTGGTAGCCAAGTTCTGGATTACCTGAGAGAACGTTGTTGCCTGTGTTGTAGCGGGTTGTACCCGATGCATCAAGGCCTGTTGTCTGTGATTGGTAACCAAGGTTTTGACCTTCGTACTTATAACGGAGTGCAAAAGCAAGACCGACTGGACCACTCATAGGCTGAACACCAACGATTTCGTTAGTGATAAGCTCTGGGAATGTACGTCTGATCATCGGGATGAGGATCTTCGGGAGACGGGCATCACCTTGTGCATATGCGGTGTCGTTCTGTGATGGGAACTGGCCACCTGTGGTGCCGTTTGTGACACCACCGAACATGCTACTGCTTGATGAGGCATTGGATGCCTCAAAGCACCACTTCTCTTGGTTTTCCAAAAGGATGGCGGTGTTTAAGCGGGTGTGATCGTCTTCGATTGCAGCAACGTTGTTGGATGTGTAATCCAATACTGGACTCCACTTCTCAAGCAATGTCTTTGCGCTTCTCTCATCGATGTAAGACTGTGAAGGACGGATTTGTTTTGACATAGTTTTATTTAAATTTCTTTCTATTTGTCGACCTTAATATAACTGTTTAGGGATATTAACCCTCAACAACAAAATCTTCTATAACGTTAGAAGAAAATTAGTATTTGTGAAGCTCAGACATGTAAAGATTGAATGATCCATCTTCACTTGCTGGGAGAGTCTCAACGGACTCTTCGATCACAGGGCGATCTACAGTTGATGCAACTGTCTCTTCCCTTGCTTCAGATACAAGATTGTTGAACCGCTCTTCTTCGGATTTCTCAAAAAGACCGAGTGTATAATCGAAGTTTTCTGCGATGAACTTAGCGGACTTAGAACCAAGCATTTTTTTCATATACTTCTTCTTTTCCTCGTCGAGAGAAGAAACCTTCTTCTCGAGTATTAGGCTCGCATTTACTGCGTTATATTGCTCGGTTAATGTAGCAATCCGCTTATTAGCGGTTTCAAGCTGACTAGCAGCTTCATCAATTCTTGTTTTGCCATCAACGACGGCATCACGGATGCTCTCTTGGGCGAGAGCCATGTCTACGGAAAGCATATTGCGCATTTCATTAAGAACTGCAACTGCACGCTTATTGTCGACGGCCTCTTGAATTGAACTCACTGGGAGCTTTTCTTCAAGATAAAGGTCAAGGTAATTACTGACTTGATCAATCATTGTACCTTTGAAATTCTTTGCTTCTGTTGTTAGAGCGGTTTCGTACTTATTAACGATTGCTCTAAGCTTCTTTGAGCGATCAGCGTCAAGAGCTGCTACAACCTTGTTAAGCTTTGCTGTGTGATCTGCATCAACAGCCTCTAAAAGTGTTTCAAGTTTATTAGCATAATCTTCATCCTGCTCTGTAAGAGCCTTCTCTACGTGAAGAGAAACTTTATCGGATACAGAAGCTTCAAAAGCGCTTTCGATTTCTTTAAGAACGTCTTCGGTTAAGATGTCCTTAGTTGCAGCTTTGAGCAGTTCAGAGATATTTTTTTGCATATTAATTTG